GAGAACGTACATCATCTCATCGAAAGCCTTGGGGTGATCTATTGGTAGGTAGCTACAGTTAAACCCTGCTACGTTGTCACGATCCAGTGCCTCTCCTGCGGTCATCAGTGCTCGCATAGACGGCATTACGTCTAGGCTGTGGATAGCCTCGTACACCTCATTACGTGCAGTCTCTGGCAACCTGTCGCCCCAGTAGTTAACGTAACGACCTACTGTTTCTTCCCAAGTCTCCCTACGCTTCTCTTCTGGCAGGTAACGTGCGTAACGGCTCTTGTGTATGTATTGTTGATATGCGTCCAATTATGTTACTCCTTTGTTTATCTGTAAATGTTGTCCACTTGGTTATCTCTTCCTTTGTTCTATGACAGCCAATGCATTTATCGTTTACTAGCTTGCATAGCTTAACGCAGGGGCTTTGCACTGACTAAGTTATCCCTAAAGTTTCATTAAGTATTGCGGCTTGTGCCAATCCAAGAAGAAAGTATACACCATCTGGGTATTGTTCGGTAGCAGTGACTTCAAACACTTCACCATCTTCATACATAATAACAACACACTTGATTGGTCTTTCTTCTTCCTCGTACCCTAAGCTCCTTGCTGACAACAAAGCAAGAAACTCAGATGTCTTGATATCATCTTGGTCTTCTTTCTTTCCAAAGTTACCTTCGACTATCTTCATTCTCTATGCGCTCCAGTAATATCTCTAGGTAGTGGATAGCCTTCTTGATATCTTCTACTCCGTTCTTGTCCTTCCATCTCGTAATGTATTTAATTGCATTACCTTCACACCAATCCAACTTGTTAGCAATGATGAAGTCTACTGGTTGTATAACGTACCTGCTGTAGTGATTACCTCCTATCTGTTTGTCTATGGCATGATCATTAGGATGATACAACTTACCATACACTGTCTTGCTTGCTTTGTCCCACTCTTCTGGTGTTGCATCATCAATAGAATTATAAGTCATAACCTCTCCGTTTTTATCTAAGTAGGTAGTCCACTCATTCAACGTACTCTTCCTCTAAGTCAAACTTCCAACTGTTTGTGTTTACTTTGTCAGCAAACCTTTCAACTAACTCTTCGGATGTAATCTCTAGTGCTTCCATTATTGTTACCTCATCATAGCGTGAGGCTATTCGTTCTAGTATTTCATCAAGAGTTAGCACCGTACTTCCCCCGTAGGTATGACATAGACACGGGCATCTCATCAAACGTGCCGTTATCTACTTCGTTGAACACCCACAAACCAGACCATGATCCGTTAGTCTGTGGGTTTAAATACTCTTCATCATGCTGATAGAAGATACCAGCAAACAATGCAGTCATTCTGTTTCCTGCTGCGTTCCTGTCGAATGCGATGTCTCTATCTTGTACGTGTCCCATGACGCATGACATATGTTTCTTTTGGAGCAGTAGCTTTGCATTCGTGACTGCGCGGCCCATAACACCGCTAGTAAAAAAGTGACAATAAGCAATGCCATCCACAATGATAGGCTGAAGATACGGAAGAACCTCCCAACCACGCAAGTTAAGATCTTCATAGCTCATCAGTCCTTCTAGCTTGGCATCGTTCTCTACTGCACGTTCAATGCGGTGTTCATGGTTACCCAGAGTAAAGATGAGGCGCGGCTTCCATATCTTTTTCTTACGTCTGCGTAACCGTTGTTGCTCTGCTCTGATGCAGTCCATGAATACCTGCATGGCTTCGTTGCCTGCTTCTACATCAGCGGAGTAGCGCCTACCTTCAAACGACTTCTTACCTACATCATACGATGACAACGATGGCATATCCCAGTGATCACCTAGATGTATGATCGTATCTGGTTTAATAGCACAAGCGTACCTACCTGCCCAGTACATATGATCAATAGGACAGTCAGGTTTTATCTGTGTGTCAGGTATTACTAGATGTCGTGTCATCTTCTCCACCCTGTAGGTATTGTTTCAAGAGTGTACCAACGGAATCCATGCTTCTCTGCCCACTCTTCCATTGTGTAGCGTGTACCATCTTTTCTTCTTCGTGATCCCGGCATTGGGGTGTTGGCTCGTTGGAAGAGAAATACCAACTCTTCCTTCGGGCTGAGTGTGTCTGCGATGATGACATATTTACGTGCCTCCTCAGATGTACGGAACCTACCCTTTGCTTCTATGTACCATGTCTTACCACGGTGAGTGTAAACAAAGTCAGGCTCGTAGTGTTTAGGAACAAGATAAAAGATACGTTGTTCTGGATGATACTCACAGCCCTGCATAATCTCATGGGCTGCTTTCTCAAACTTAGAATCATACTGTTTCATATGCTGCTGGAGTTAACTCAGGTAAGTGAGTTGGGGGTTTAGTTGAACTGGGTTGCTCTCTTGTCCTAAAGAAACCTTCATACTCTGGGTACATCTTCATAAAGCGTCGAGCATACAGCGCGGTGTAATTGTTGTTCAGTTTGAATTGTGTAGTGCCGTCACCTCCCGCATCTTTCTCCCAGCGGATACGCTCAAAGATTGCCTTGCAACTGTAATTGCTAAATCCTCTTTCAATCATTTCATTGGTGAACTGCACAAATAGATCCCAGACTTCTGGATGTTCTTTGTGAAAATTAGCGCACTGCTCTGCTATTTCATCTCGTCTGCTCATTTAAATCTCCGTTGGTTTGGTGTACCTATCGTCAGGTGAACGTAACAGATAAAGCAGGTTGAGACTTTCTAATAACCTGTCTTCATCCAACTCGTTATCCCAGTAGTGAGTAAGACAAGTGCTGTAGCACTCCCATTCAGTAGTACAAGGATCAATGATCTTGTCTGCTTTCTTAGGGCCGATACCATGTATGCCCGGTATGTTATCAACACGGTCGCCCATCAATGCCTGCTTATACAGCCAGCGCATAGCATCGTCAGGTAAACTTGAGTTTACTTTTTTCTTGGTGTAGTCATACATAGGACAAGGAATCTGTCTGAAGTCTTTGTCCAACGAACAGATGATGGCGTTGTGATCTAGCTCAGTAGCCTTGATAGCAATAGCATCATCAGCTTCCATGCCGTCTACAACATTAGCATTCCACTCAGAGATCATGAAGTCGCGGAGCAGTTTCTTGTGTACAGGTGTTCGCTTGTTATCACGATTACCTTTGTATGGTTGGGTAACAGCAACCTCATCCCTGAAGTTGCCCTTACCAGTCAGGTACACAATGCTCTTGGTGTAGTGGTCAGATAGATCCATGACCATCTCAGACAGATAGTTGTCTAGGGTCTGCACTGCAACGTCTTCTGACTCCTCGTCACAGGCAAACCCCACACGATACACCAGCATGTCACCGTCAATGAGTATCACAGAGCTTCCATCTCTACAGCTTCGGGTTCGTACTCAACAAGGTTGGTGATTGTCAGTCGCTTGAGCGTGGCACTACGACCCTTCTTTTTAAGGTACTCCCAATCGTAGTAGCCGATGAGACAGCGGGCTTCGGAACCGTTAGCCACAATTGATCCTGACTGTACGTCGTCTTCATCGCTTCTAGGTGTTCGTCCCTTGAGAAGCACCTCTGTTCCGTCTGGTCGGAACGCACGATATTTGTTATTAGATTTGCATGTGATAAATTGTCCACGCTCATCTCCCTTGTTGTTGATAGTAAGACCCATGTCCTCCAACGCAGTAACAGCAGCGTCAGAAAGATTACATAGATCAACAGTGAACTTGTCTGCAAGCTCGTTCTTCTGAGTCAGCTTGGGCCAGAACAAAGTGCAGTTGATCATTACGTTGGGTGATTCATTAGACATAATAGCATATCTCCTGCTAGTTAAACTTACCCTAATATTATACCACATAAAATAGAATTGTGCTAGTGGGTATCAGCCCAACTATTACCAACCCTATACTCTCCGTCCAACGGACAGTTCAGTTGCAGGACTTCGCCTGCGAATACCATTGCGTTAACACAAGACTTACCAATGAAGTCTGCGTCTTCTGGCTTACATTCTATCTGCCACTCGTCGTGTACCTGTGCAACCAGCTTGAAGTCAACACGTTCCAGTAGGTCATACAGTATGACGATGGCTTGCTTCATCACCACAGCGCCAGCGCCCTGTAGCAGTGTGTTCAGTGCGGCGTGTTCTGATCGTACACGTATGCGTCTACCATCAAGACCAGTAAGGAATCCTGTCTTGGCATCTGCCATAGTTTCAGAACGTAGCTCGTCAAGTGTCGGGGTGTTCTCAAGAAAGTTTCTCTTGAGTATCTTACCGTCGCCTGCCGTTCCACCTATGATCTGTCCTATCTTGGCATCCCCAGCACCATATAGGAAAGCGTATATAAACGTCTTGGCTTGATCCCTAGAAGGCAACCCAGCAGCTTTCTGATTGGCTGTGTGTATGTCTCCAGAGATAATCTCTTTGATGTAGTAGTCGTCGTCCATGTAGTGAGCCAGCATACGTAGCTCAAGGCCACTAGCATCAGCACCGACAAGTACGTGACCATCAGGGACAGTAAACAACTTACGACATTCCTTACCATACTCAGCCCTTACAGCAGGCACTTGAGCCATGTTCGGATTGGAGTGCGCCATCCTTCCGGTAACCGCTCCAATGTGACGTACTCGCCCATGTATTCTGCCGTCTTCTTCAACTGCCTTAATCCACG